AGCGAAGCTCTTGTAGCTGCTTTCTACTTAATCGACTAATCGTTTAAGTAAAGAAAACAAAAACGGTGTGTGGGAAGGAAATTTTATGTTCTCCTTCCCCATACTTAGAAAGAGAAAAAAGGAAATAAAATGAGTAAAAAAGCAACAAAAACAACTGTAAAAGCTTTATCAGGTGCAGGCTCTACTGCAGGTAAAACTACAACAGCAGCGAGTCCTAAAACGGCAAAAGCTAAAAAAGGAATAAGTGGTCCTTTTGGAATATTTAGATTAAATTTCAGCACTGGTGGCTCGGTACAAAAACCTAACTAGAGAAAAGCATGGCAGAGATAGGAAACGAACAAAGACCTGTAATTTTCAAAAATAAGAAAAAAGGAAACAGGAAGCTAATAAGTGCAAGCAGCAGGATGACTGCTCAAGAAAGAAAAACATACAATAAGAATTGGGATAACATCTTCGGAAAACCCCAAAAGAATTTTAATAGACAGAAAGGCTAATGGCAACTACATATTTACAAAGTACAAATGAACTGCTTAGAGAAGTAAATGAAATCGTATTGACCTCTAGTAACTTTGCAAGTGCAATAGGTATTCAACAACACGCAAAGGATTGTATTAATAGAGCCTATAACGATATTGTAACTTCAGAACCACGCTGGTCTTTCTTAGCTGCAAACGAAAGTGGATCAACAGATCCTTTTTACGGTAATACATATGTTGAAACCGTTGCAGGAACAAGGTGGTACGAATTAAAAGAATCTTCTAGTTCGTTGACAACAGACTATGGTGCAGTAGACTGGAACGATTTTTATTTAACAACAATAGGAGTAAGCGGAGCTTCTGCACCTTACACAAGTAAGAATTTAAAGTTTGCTACGCTTGAAGATTGGAAAGATTTTAGAAGGGAGGCTGAAAACGTAGACGATGCAGACTCTCAGACTTGGGGAGAACCTAATGTGGTTTTCAGAAGCCCAGACGGAAGGAAGTTTGGAGTAAGTCCAATTCCTAAAGAAGTCTACAGAGTTTGGTTTTTTGCTTATAGTTTACCAACAGCATTAAGCGCACACGGAGATGAAATTGTATTTCCTGATGTATATGTTCCTGTGTTAATTGCAAGAGCAAGATACTACATGCATCAGTTTAAAGAAAATATGCAGGCTGCAGCTTTTGCACTGGATGATTATAAAAAAGGACTGAGACAAATGAAATCTAATATGTTAAGTCCTGCACCAAAATATATAACAGACGATAGAGTTAGAGTAGTTTAATAATGCCAGCAAGTCAGCCATATACAGTTCCTTGCATTGGAGGTTTATATAAATCATCAAACGCAATTGATTTATTAAGAACTCCGGGAGCAGCCACAGAACTAAGAAACTTTGAAGTTTCTACAGAAGGTGGGTATAGACGTATAAATGGTTTTACTAAACTTGGTACAACAAATGCAGTACAGCCGTCAGGAAGCAGTGATACATTATTAGGTGTCACACCTTATGGAGATGGTGTTGTAGTTTGTGTAGGAACAAACATTTATTTTAGTCTTGATGGAATTACATGGCTACAGATAAACAGAAGTTCAGTATCTGGTAGTGGCGACAACTATTCAACCTTTACAGGTAGAAGTGCTTCAGCTAGAACATCGCAAGGACAAATTAGTTTTTCTATGTTTGATGGTGCAACATATGATTTTGGGTTGCTTATAATAGCAGACGGAGTAAATGAGCCTTATTATTTTAGAATGGAAGGTACAGGTAATTTAAGTACTAGAACCTACTATTCAGGAGAAATTACTGTAAACAGTACTAAAGGTGTTAAATATGTAACAGTACATGACAAACACTTAATAGCTGCAGGAGTAGAAGATAATTTAAATACTGTTTACTATAGCGGAACTTTAGATCCGACAGACTTTACAAGCACTGGTTCAGGCAGTATTGTTATAGAAGATCAGATAGTAGGTATAAAGAGTTTTCGTAACGAGTTATTTATATTTTGTGAAAACTCAATATTTAAATTACAGAATATAAACGATTCTAATAGTATAACTGTAATACCAGTCACGAAGAACGTAGGCTGTTTAAGCGGTTATAGTATTCAAGAGATCGGTGGTGACTTATTATTTTTAGCACCAGATGGTTTAAGAACTGTTGCAGGTACAGCAAGAATTGGTGACGTTGAGCTAGGCACAGTCAGTAAAGCAATACAGCCTTTACTAACAGACTTAGCGCAAAACGTAGATAGTTTTACAATCAGTAGTATTGTATTACGAGAAAAATCTCAATACAGATTATTTTACAGAGATTCTTCATTACAGCCGTCAGACCAAAAAGGAATTATAGGAACGCTTAGACCAGAAGGATATGAGTGGTCTGAGACAAGAGGACTAGAAGTTACAGCCATTGGATCAGGATTTGATAACAATGGAGTAGAACAAGTTTATCATGGCGCAAGAACAGGTTATGTATATAAGCATGACAACGGTGATGATTTTGACGGTTCTACAATTTTAGCAAGATATGCAACTCCTGATTTTGATTATGGAGATTTAGGAACTTTAAAAACTTTACAGTATTTAAAAGTTTCTGCATCAGCAGAAGGTGTCGTTCAACCCAATGTTCAAGTTAGGTTTGATTATGGTAATACCGATATACCACAACCAAATCTATTTGACTTAGGTACGATTGATCCTCCTTCAGTGTTTGGAGATGCATTGTTTAATACTAACGTCTTTGGAGGAGCAAGGAATCCATTGGTTAGAATCGCATTACAAGGTAGCGGTCACAGTAATAATTTTACATTTATTAGTGAGGATTCATTACCACCTTATACAATAAATGGATTATACATAAATTACATGCCTTCAGGAAGGAGATAGAATAAATGGCACAAAGTTATACAAGACAGAGTACTTTCGCAGATGGCGATACAATCACTGCTGCATTATTTAATAATGAGTACAATCAGTTAGTCAACGCATTCACATATAGTTCTAGTAGTGCTTCAAGTACTGGACACAGACACGATGGCACAGCAGGACACGGCGGTAACATACACACAATCGGTGACTTAGACTTTTTAAATAAGATTGTTGCTGACAGCACTAATAATCGTTGGGGATTCTTTGTACAGGTTTCGAGTTCTGCAGTAGAACAAATAAGATTGTCTGATGGTGTATTGGCACCTGTTACAGACAGTGACGTAGACTTAGGTACTTCTTCTTTATACTGGAAAGATGCTTACATAGATTCAATAACTACTACAGGCAATGTCGCAATTGGTGGAAACTTAACAGTTACAGGCAATGCTACAATAGCAGGAAACTTAACCTTTGGTGATGCAGCTTCAGATACTGTAGCTTTTAGTGCAGACGTAGCTTCTAACTTATTACCAAGTGCTGACAATACTTATGATATTGGTGCTTCAGGTTCTGAGTGGAAAGATTTATACATTGATGGTACTGCAAACATAGATAGTCTTGTAGCCGATACTGCTGATATAAACGGTGGTACAGTTGACGGAGCAATCATTGGTGGTTCAAGTGCAGCAGCTATTACAGGTACAGCCATTACAGGTACAAGCTTTGTAATAGGTTCAGCAGATATAAACGAAGCAGAACTAGAAACTATTGATGGAGTTACAGCAGGAACTGTTGCAGCCTCTAAAGCAGTCGTAGTAGACAGTAATAAAGATATAGGTTCTTTCAGAAATATTACGCTTACAGGCGAACTTGATGCAGGCTCGTTGGATGTATCAGGCGATGCAGATATAGATGGTACATTAGAGACAGATGCCTTATCAATTAATGGAACTACCGTTACTTCTACAGCAGCCGAATTGAATATTCTTGATGGTGTGACATCTACAGCAGCAGAACTAAATATTTTAGATGGTGTAACAAGTACTGCAGCAGAACTTAATATACTTGATGGTGTTACAGCAACAGCAGCAGAAATAAATGCTCTTGATGGTATCACGTCAACAGTTGCAGAATTAAATATTCTAGATGGTGTTACAGCCAGTGCAACCGATATTAACCTTATAGACGGAATTACAAACGGAACAGTAATAGCCAGTAAAGCCATTATAACAGATTCAAACAAAGACATTACTGGTGGTAGAAACATAACCATTAGTGGTGAGTTAGATGCAGCTACACTTGATATTAGTGGTGATGCAGACATAGATGGAACATTAGAAGCCGATGCAATCACTATTGGTGGTGTTACATTGGCAGAAACTATTAGTGATACTGTTGGAGCTATGGTTGGTTCAAACACTGAAACTAATATAACAGTTACATACGAAGACAGCGACAACACATTAGACTTTGTAATCGGCACACTTAACCAAGATACTACAGGAAATGCAGCAACCTTTACAGCAACTGCAAACAACAGCACAGACGAAACAGTCTATCCAATATTTGTAGACGGAGCTACAGGCTCTCAAGGTGCTGAAACAGACACAGGCTTAACATACAATCCTAGTACAGGAATGATAACAACCACAGGAGTTACTGCAACATTTACAGGTAATATAACAGGTAATGTAACAGGTAACACAAGCGGTACAGCAGCTACAGTAACAGGAGCAGCACAATCGAATATTACAAGTCTTGGAACGCTTACAACTCTTACTGTTGATAATGTAATAGTTAATGGTACTACAATAGGACACACATCAGATACTGATTTAATAACACTAGCCGATGGAAATGTCACGATTGCAGGTGAACTTGATTTAACTACTTTAGATGTATCGGGCAATGCAGACATTGACGGCACTCTTGAAGCCGATGCTTATACAGTTAATGGCACAAACTTAGATGAATATATCGAAGATACTGTAGGAGCAATGCTATCTAGTAATACTGAAACAGGTATTGCAGTTACATATCAAGATGGAGATTCTACAATAGACTTCGCACTTGATGCAGCTCAAACAGGAATTACTTCATTATTGGCTACAGACATTAAGATTGGTGAAGATGACCAAACCAAAATAGATTTTGAAACAGCAGACGAAATACATTTCTTTGCAGCAAATGCTGAACAAGTGTATGTTGCTGATGGTATCTTTGGACCGCAAACAGACAGCGATGTTGACTTAGGTTCAACAAGTGTTCGTTGGAAAGATGCATACATAGACAGCGTAACCACTACAGGCAATGCTTCTATTGGAGGAAACCTTACACTTACAGGAAACTTAGTAGTCAACGGAACTACAACAACTGTTAATAGTACAACCGTTACTATAGACGACCCAATCTTTACACTAGGCGGAGACTCGGCTCCGGGTTCTGATGATAACAAAGACAGAGGTATTGAGTTTAGATGGCACAACGGAAGTGCTGCAAAACTTGGTTTCTTTGGTTATGACGACAGTGCTTCAGCATTTACATTCGTTCCTGATGCATCAAACTCTTCAGAGGTCTTTAGTGGAACAGTCGGTAATGCAATCTTTGGAGACATAACAGGTACACTACAAACTGCAGCACAAGCAAACATTACAAGTCTTGGTACACTCACAGCTTTAACAGGTGGAACAGGTGACTTTAATTGGGATTCAAATACTTTAGTTGTTGATTCTTCAGTAAACAGAGTAGGTATTCTTAATGCATCTCCAGATGTAACGCTAGATATTGGTTCAGCTACAGATGCTGTACACATGCCTACAGGTAATACAGCACAAAGACCCGGAAGCCCTGCAGCAGGTTATTTCAGATATAACTCAGAGACTGCTAAGTTTGAAGGCTATACAGATGAATGGGGTTCAATTGCAGGCGGTGGTTCTGGTACAAACATGGATACCAACATCTACGCAGGTGATGGAAGTGATACAACCTTTACACTAAGCACTGCACCAGATACTGAACAAAACTTAATGGTATTTATTGACGGTGTATTTCAAGCACACGATTCTTACAGTGTCTCAGGAACTACATTAACATTTAGTACAGCACCTGCAAATGGTAGAGTGATTACAGCTTATCACAGCACAACAACTGTTGGTGGTTCTAATAATACTATAAACACTATGACAGGTGATGGCAGTGATACTACACTGACACTATCCGTTGCTCCTGTACACGAGAACAACGTACAAGTTTATTTTGATGGAGTATATCAAAGCAAGGCTAACTACAGCATTAGTGGTACTACACTGACATTCAGTACTGCACCTCCTGATGATGTATTGGTCGAAGCCATTACAAATACAAATACTTCTAGCACTACAGCTAATAAATTATTAGATGCGGATGGCGATACACAGATTCAAGTAGAAGAAAGCAGTGACGAAGATAAAATAAGGTTTGATATTGCAGGAACTGAAGAAATGGTAATGGATGCTACAGGTATCGTTATCAATGATGGAAGTAACGATAGAGACTTTAGAATTGAATCTAACGGCAATGCCAATATGCTTTTTGTTGATGGTGGGAATGATAAAGTAGCTATCGGAAGTGCCACAGCAAACAAACTCTTTAACTTAGCTGATCCAGATCAAGGTGGTGAAGCCTTAAAACTTCATTTTGAAGCCAATAGTGGTTCAGACAAATGGGGTATATATTCTTATGACAGAACCAACGGTCATTATGCTGATTTAAGTCTAGGTCAAAATGCAGTTTACATAAAAGGCTCAGATGCCAGCGTTGGAATCGGCACTTCAAGTCCAGCAGCAGAACTTCACGTTTCAGCGGCAACAACAACGCAAATTCGTTGCGAATCTACAACCAACTCAAGCACTAGCACACTACAGTTAGCAACAAACGGAAGCGATTGGAATTTATCGGCTGGTGGTTCTGCTCAAGGAACATATCCAAATGGATTTTATATATATGATGCTGGCTCTGATGCTACTCGCTTAGTTATAGACTCAGCGGGTCGTTTATTGTTAGGAAACTCCTCTGTTGTTGCTCATGCAAATATGGATGATTTACAGGTAGGAGCTGGTAGTGGTTCTGTAGGTATCAACATATATTCAGGTTCAGGTACAGGAAATTATGGAACACTAGCTTTTGGTGATGGTTCTGGTGCTGCTTCTTATAGAGGCTTTGTGGAATATCATCAAGGAGATGACTCTATGAGGCTTGGTACATCAGCTTTAGAAAGAATGAGAATAGACTCATCGGGGAATTTGTTAATAGCTGCAACAAGTTTTAGTGGAATTGATGACAGCAGTGTTAAGGGTATCGCTTTAAGAGCAACAGCAGGAAGGTCAATACATACCATTGACTCAGGTGCAAATGCTATTGAATTTAACACACATAACAACGGAAATGCTGGTGAAATAACTTGTACTGGTACATCAACAGCATACTCAACTTCATCAGACTACAGACTAAAAGATGTTAAAGACTCTATTCAAAATGGATTAGAAAGGACATTGGCACTTAATCCTGTTGAGTTTGAATGGAAAGCCGATGGAAGAATGTCAGAAGGTTTCATAGCACACGAAGCACAAGAAATTTTTCCTGATGCAGTCAATGGCGAAAAAGATGGTGAAAAAATGCAAAGTATGGATTACGGAAGAATCACACCATTGCTTGTTAAAGCCATCCAAGAACAACAAGAACAAATTGAAGAACTCAAACAACAAATTAACGAACTAAGAGAAAACTAAAATGGCAATAGGATACACTTGGGATGTTTCTACAGTAGATACATATCCAACTAAAGACAGCAAAAGTGATGTAATCTATAATGTTCATTGGAGACTTACAGCTACTGACGATACCAACAAAGACAGTGAAGGTAATTTTTGGTCGGCTGGTACTTACGGCTCACAAAGCTTAGATACTTCAGACCTTTCAAGCTTTAAAGCTTTTGCAAGTGTTACAGTATCTGACGTACAAGGATGGGTTGAAGCTGCTATAGGCTCTGATGAAGTGACAGCAATGAAAGCTGGACTGGATGCACAGATAGCTGAAATGATTACACCTACCAGTGTGGTTAAAACAATAGGAGAATAAATAAATGGCAATAACTAAAGTAACAGGCGCACTACTCGGAAACTACACAGGTGGTTCAGCCGATGATACGGTTGTAATCGGAGATGGTGCAGGTGATGCAATCACGACTGGAACTGATAATACATTTATAGGTGATAATGCAGGGAGTGCAACGACTACAGCCAGTAACAATGTTGCTGTAGGTTCTAGTGCTTTATTGGTTAATACTACAGGAACAGAAAATACAGCAGTCGGTTCAGCAGCACTAGATGCCAATACAACGGGCAACTACAACACAGGAATCGGATATAATTCTCTAACAGGTAATACGACTGGAGAGCGAAATAATGCAGTAGGTTATGGAACATTAGCAGCGAATACAACAGCAAGCTATAACACAGCTATGGGACATTCTGCTCTATATGCTAATACCACAGGAGCAAATAATACGGCTTTTGGTAACGATGCTTTAACCGCAAACACCACAGCCAGCCACAATACTGCTCTTGGTTCTGGCGCTTTAGACACCAACACCACAGGTGCTAATAACGTAGCCGTTGGTTCTAGGTCTTTACAAGCCAACACCACAGCATCTAACAACACAGCAGTCGGTTATGATTCTTTATATGCTAACACCACAGGAGCAAATAATACGGCTTTTGGTAGAGATGCTTTAGCAGCCAACACCACAGCGAACTCAAATACAGCAGTGGGTTATACAGCTTTAACCGCTAATACAACAGGTACTCAAAACGTAGCTGTGGGAAGAACAGCTTTATTGTCAAACACCACAGCAAACGACAACACTGCGGTGGGTTCTAATGCATTAGCCAGTAATACCACAGGCACAGCAAACGTGGCGATTGGTAGAGTAGCACTAGATGCTAATACCACAGCAAGCAATAACACCGCAGTTGGTTATGGTTCTTTAACAGATAATACAACTGGCTATGCTAATGTTGCTGCGGGTAAAAATTCTTTAGCGAACAACACCACAGGCTACCATAATGTTTCTATTGGCGCTGATTCACTGGAAACAAACACTACTGGAAACAGCAACACTGCTGTGGGTGAGTCTGCTCTAATGGCAAATACTACAGCTTCAAACAACACCGCAGTTGGTGTGGATGCTTTAAGGGCAAATACAACTGGTGAGAGTAATACTGCTTGCGGAGACGATGCTTTGTATGCGGTTACAACTGGTAACAATAATACAGCAGTAGGAAAAAATGCGGGTGAAGCAATAACAACAGCAAACCAAAACACGATGATTGGTCAAAATGCTGGTAACAGAGTTACAACTGGTGCTTATAATGTTTGCATAGGTGCAGAAGCAGATACAAGTGCAAATAATGCAGAAATGCAAATTGTTATTGGACGTAATTTTACAGGTAATGGCGACAATAAAGTAAACCTTGGATCTGGTGGTGGTTATGTTTGGAACTCATTCACAGTTAATAATACTTGGACACAAGTATCTGATGAACGAACAAAGAAAAACATAGAAGAAGATTCTTTAGGCTTAGATTTTATCAATAAACTAAGACCAGTTACTTTTAATTGGAGACACAGCACAGAAATTGATCCCGCCTTTATAGAAGAAACTGTAAACATAGGTAGAGGAGAAAAAGACACTGAAACTTTAATTCATGGTCTTATTGCTCAAGATGTAAAAGCAGCTATGGATTCTGTAGGCAACACAACTTTTAATGGTTGGGAAGAAGGTCAAGATGGTCAAGCTGTTTCGAGAGAAATGTTTATAACACCGCTTATAAAAGCAATCCAAGAACTCTCAGCAAAAGTAATAGAACTAGAAAGTAAAATAGAGGAATAAAGTAAATGGCAAACACAAAGATACCTAACGAACTACTAGAGATAGGAGCAAAATCCTTTGGTACTTCTTCAATTATGATTGGAGATACGACCACAGGAACTATAAGTGGAGCAAACTATAACACTGGTTTGGGTGTTGATGTCTTTGCAGCCTTGACAACGGGTGATAATAATGTAGCTATTGGCTATCAGGCTTTAACAGCAAACACCACAGGCACAGCAAACACGTCTGTTGGTGATTCATCTTTAAAAGCCACAACCACAGGAAGCTACAACACGGCAGTGGGTCAAAGGTCTATGGAGGACAACACGACAGCTTCGGACAATACAGCTATTGGTTGGGGTTCATTAACAGACAACACGACAGGTGCATCAAATACTGCATTAGGTAGAAGTGCTTTAGCAGCCAATACTACAGCAAGTAATAACACCGGAGTTGGATATTTAGCTTTAGCAGCAAACACCACAGGTGATGTAAATGTCGCAGTTGGCTCTTTAGCTTTAGATGCGAATACCACAGGCTCATATAATATTGGTGTGGGAGTTCATGCTTTAGGAGCAAATACCACAGCATCTTACAACACAGCCGTTGGTCATAGTGCTATGATTGCAAACACCACAGGAACAAGAAATATTGCTGTAGGTGCAACTGCTTTAGATGCTAACACAACAGCAGATGACAATATAGCCATCGGTTATGCTGCTTTAGGGGTAAACACCACAGGGCATTCAAATACCTCTGTTGGCACTTATTCTTTAGACGCAAACACCACTGCTAATTCTAACACCGCGGTTGGTAAGTATACTTTATCTAGTAATACTACAGGTTCGTCGAATACTGCACTAGGTACTGAATCTTTAGCAGCAAACACAACGGCTTCAAACAACACAGCAGTTGGTTATCAGGCTTTAAACTCAAACACCACAGGAACTTCCTTAACAGCCGTAGGTAAAGATGCGCTGGCAGCAAATACGACTGGCGATAACAACATTGGTATTGGTCGTGATGCAGGACAATCAATCACAACGGGTACTAATAACATTGCGATTGGTGTCGAGGCAATGGAAACAGTGACCACATCTTCAAATAATATCGCAATTGGATATTCAGCTTTAAAAGCAAACTCTTCAGGCGGAGATAACGTAGCGATAGGTAGAGATGCCCTAAACGATAATACAACAGCCAGTGGAAATACTGCTATTGGTACTGAGTCTTTATCTAAAAATACGACTGGAGCAAACAACACCGCAGTGGGTTTTCAAGCTTTAGAAAACAGTACCACAGGCGCACAGAACACGGCAATAGGTTATCAAGCTATGGAGGCAGTTACTACAGGAATTGACAACACAGCAGTTGGTGGTTTTGTAATGAACACCTTAACCACAGGAAACGACAATACGTCAATTGGTTATGATTCTCTAGGTAATATTACTACCGCAGCTAACTCTGTCGCATGTGGTGAGTCTGCTCTAAAAGCAGTCACTACAGGAAATAGAAATATCGGTATTGGCTCTAAAGCTGGTGATATGATTACTACAGGAACGGAAAACACAATAATAGGATATGACGCGGGTTCTTATACTACTGGCTTAGTAACTGGTCATAGAAACGTGTTGGTAGGAACTTTTACTCATCCAAATGCAGATGGCGGAAACGACCAAGTTGTATTAGGAAACAATGTAAGCGGAACGGGTAATTCTACTTTAACATTTGGAACTGGTACTACAGATACAACATGTACCATGGGTCAAACTACTTGGTCAGCACCCTCTGATATTCGACTCAAAGAAGACATCCAAGACGAAAAAGTTGGATTAGATTTTATTAAAGAACTCAGACCAGTAACTTTTCAATGGAAAAAAGGCAAAGACGTTCCAGCAGATATGAAAGCACATGTTCCTGACTCAGAAGAAAGAGTAATGAACGGTAAACACAATCACGGATTCATTGCACAAGAAGTCAAAGAAGTCATCGACAGATACGACCTGAAAGACGGGTTTGATATGTGGACAGAAGACGGAGAAGACGGAAGACAACGAATCGGTGAATCTGCTTTGATGCCAATAATGGTTAAAGCGGTTCAAGAACTCTCGGCAGAAGTCGAGCAATTAAAACAACAAAAAAAAATAACGGAGAATAAAAATGGCAGTAACTAAAAAATTAACCAAAGCTATACCTGCTGAGAAGTCTAGTAAAGCCCAAGAGTGGTCTTTAGAAATGACTTACGAGAACGATAGCGAAGGCGATGCAACGTATTACAAGTCTGTATTTACTTGTACAGCAGTCGCAGCAGATGGTGATTTTACAGCAGCAGCTAAAAGTTCGTTTAACCTTGCAGCTTTGACCGCAATGTGTCCTGTATCACAATGGGATGCAGTATTTGCTAGTCAAGTGGATAGTGTTATTACGAATCCTATAGTACCTGCAGTACCTGATACAGCTTTTGAAGTACCTAGTTCGTAGAAAGAACTATGGAGCTTTCAAGCTACATAATTTGGAATGTGGTGTTGACTCTTGTAGTCGCCCCTGTGCTGTATGGTATACGCAATAATGCTACAGAGCTTAAAAGGCTTGACATTCTTATCAACAAGACAAGAGAAGAGATGGCTAAAGAATATATATCCAGAGATACGTTTGAATACGACATGGGTAAACTTATGAAGGTCTTAGAAAAATTAGAAGTGAAACTAGACAGACTTTTTGAACAGGAAGGAAAGTAAACAATGGCAAGAAAAAGATACAATAAAGGTAAACGAGTAGACATGAGACAAGGCGGTAGAGTCGCTTTGGCTAAAGGTCGTAGACCAATGGAACAAGAAGAAGTAAGTATTCCTCCTGTTAAACCTGTTAAGAAGAAACCAGTTAAATCTAGAAATCCTAGAGAGTTTCTTCAACAACAAACAGGCGGAAGAAAAGGTGTAGGCGCACCAAGAACTCCTGAAGAGCTTGAAAAATTAGAAAAGTTAAGCTATGTTGCAGGTCGTGGTGTACAAAAGCAACAGCAAATTAAAAAAGATCCTGCACCTGCTCCTAAAAAAGTAAGACCACAGGCTACTTCTATTTCTCAACCATCAATGGAAGCATTTAATCAAGCTCAACAACAATCTCAGCAACAATATATACCAAGACACAGCGAACAAGATCCTGTTACAGGAGAAACTCTTGATAATAGATCACCAGCAGACAAGTTTCCTAAAGGTCCTCCTGTAGCTGAAACATTTAATGAAGCTCAACAACAAGCTGTATCTCAAGCTCAACAGTTTCAAGCCCAAGAAGAAATGGTTAATCAATCTGTATTAAACCAACCTCAAATCAGTCCTGTAACTGGTGAGGAAATGGATTTTGAAGTTCCTGCTATAGGAGCCAACGAAGACACAACTCGGCTTGCAAGTTTTGATCCGAAACAGTCAGAAGGTAAAGGAGGAAGAGAAGGAGGTCCTTGGTGGAGAAGAGCAGGTTTTAATTCTAAAGAAGAAGCAATTGCAGCAGGTTGGAAAAATATAGGCGGTGTTTGGACTCCACCAAATACTACAGACGATGACGATGATACTACTACTACTACAGATGACGATGATACTACTACTACAGATGACGATGATACTACTACTACAGATGACGATGATACTACCACTACTACAGATGATGGTCAAGGTAACGTAACTTATGATCCAAATAGAGTCAGAGATGCTATAGACTGGGCAGCAAGTGCTGATCCAGCTTACGCACAAAGAGTTGCAGAAGAACAAGAAAAAACAAGAGGTATTGTACAAGAAGCAGCAGAAGGCAAAGTTCCTGAAACTGCTGTAATCCCTGATGCAGAACAGGTTGGTTTTCAAAGAGATGCACAAGGCAATCTTATTAAAGATGAAGAAGGTAATCCTATTCCTTTAGCTAGTGCAGAAACAAAACAAATGGCAGAGCTTACAGAAGCTGAAGCAGCCGAAGCAAAACTACCTACTGATGAAACAGTTACTACAGGAATAAGTACAGCAGCAGAAGGACCTGAAAAATTTGATGCTGCAACATACCAAGGTAAACAAGTCACTGAAGAAGTAGTGTTTGATCCAGCAACAGGAAAAATTAATGCTGAAGATACTGCTGAACTAGAAGAAAAAGCACTTACATATTCAGCAAGCGGTGTTACTTTCTCACAAGAACAAAAAGACCAAGGAATTATAGATAGAGTTGTTGGTACATTAGATGATGCTGCAAAAGCAAAAGCTGCTAAAGTTGCAGGCACTACATTACCTAAAGTATTAAGAGCTAAAAAACAATTAAGAAATGCAGGTTTATCTGAAGAAGATATAGCAGCCATTGGTAATGATCCAGAAGACTTAGAAGATCGTTTAATGGACTTTACAGCAGAACAAAGAGGAATGGTTGGTAATCTTCCTGAAGAAGCTTTAGTCGGTAAACAAATAGAAGGTCTACTAGAAGGAATGGAAAATGGAGAAGTTCCTATATGGGCAAGACCTGCTGTATCTGCGGTTAATCAAATGATGGCTGCAAGAGGATTAGATGCTTCAACAGTAGGAAGAGATAATCTTTTTAATGCTGTGATTCAAGCAGCTATGCCGATTGCTTCTCAAAATGCACAGACTATAAAAGAAAGTGCAATGCAACAAATAAACATTGAAGCACAAGCAGCACAACAAGATGCTCAAATGGCACAGCAAACAGCACTCAGCAACGCTGACAAAGTATTTAATCTTAATATGCAACAGTTTTCTGTGGATGTACAAACAGAGTTAGCAAACAAAAAGTTTCTACAAACTGTTAGTATGACAGAAGTAAACAACGAGCAACAAGCAGTGATGCAAAATGCTGTCAATCAAACACAACTTGATGTCGCTAATTTAAACACACAAGAAAGACTGGCTGTTCAAAATGCTCAAGCCTTTTTAAGTATGAATATGGCTAACTTAAATAACGAGCAACAAGGTAAAGTTTTAAAAGCACAACAAGAACAGCAAAGATTGTTGAGTAATCAAGCTTCTACAAATGCCTCTCGACAATTTAATTCTGCATCTGAAAACCAAACAAATCAGTTTATGACTAATTTAGCAACACAGGTTGAGTTAAACAATAAACAACGTATGGATGCTATGGAACAGTTTAATGCTAATTCTGAAAATGCTAAAGAAGCAAGACGAGTTGGTATTGAAGCAGACATTAACAAAGCAAATGCCATGATGATTAATGACATTGAAAAGTTTAATAGCCAACAAAAATTTGCAAGAGATCAGTGGAACACTGCGAATGCACAAGCTGTAGAGATGTCAAACGTAGAGTGGAGAAGAAAAGCAAACCTTGCAAACACTGCTGCACAGAATGCAATCAATCAACAAAATGCACAGAATGCTTTTGGTTTATCTACTCAAGCCATGTCTATGCTTTGGCAAGAGATGAGAGATCAAGCAGACTATGCATTTAAAGCTTCTGAGAATGAAGCAACTCGTAAGACACAGTTGTTGGCTACAGCTTTAGGTAACGAAGGAGCAGGCTCACAAGAAAATTGGGCAAGTAATATAGGTAGTTTATTAAGTTCAGTAAACACTGCAATTTATGGTTCGTCAGTATCGACACCTGCTACTCCCGGACCGGGCTAAGAATTTTAACAGGAGAATAATTTAAAATGTTTAAAAAGATAGGTAAGTTTATAAAACGAGGACTCAAAAAGGTCGGTAAATTTTTCAAAAGAGCTTTCAAAAAAGTAGGTAAGTTTGTAGGTAAACTTGGTCCTGTAGGTATGTTAGGCATGATGTTGATTATGCCACAGTTAGGAGCTTGGTGGTCCGACTTTGGAGCATGGGCAAAAGAATTAACAGGACCTTTTAGTGGTTTAATGAAAGGAATACATAAAGCTGGAGAGTTTGTAGGAACTGCTGCCTCTAGTGTAACTGAAGGTATATCTAGTCTTATTAAATCAATTCCCGGAGTTGGAGATGCTTATCAAGGTTTTGAAACTTGGGCGCAAGAACAAATGAATAGCGCCAGAGACTTTTTAGGATTAGAAACAACTAAGCCACTACCTACAAAAGAAGTAACAATTGGTTCAGAAGATTTTAAATATACAACAGGCGATAAAACACTAAGAGAACAAATGGGTGATGTTGCAAGACAACAAGGAGTACCGGAAGAACTTATTGATGTTCCCGGAGCTTCTGAAAGATCATCATTGATGTCTCCACAACAAGACGTAACATTACAAAAGATAAGCACTCAAACAACAGATAGTCAACTTTTTGGAGGCAGGGGAACACCTAGTTTTGAGAGTCTTGATGATGTTAAAGGTTTTATAACACAAGCAGAAACAAGTGGTTATTCTTTTTCACCAGAAGAGATGGGTGTGTTAGAATCTGAAACTGTTCGTTTAGGAGGGGCTTCAACAGCTACTACAGGAACTAAATGGTACGACAAAGCTAAAAACATTTATGGCGGTGTAGAAGCAACTAAAGGAGTATTAGGAGAATTAGGAATAGGTCAAGAAGACTATGATTCTTATTATCAATCTTATGTTGCTGATAATTATGTTCCTATGTATGAGTCTGCTCAATTTGATTGGACACAACAAGGCTATGCAGGAATGCCAGCATACGGAACAGGTAACTCAAATTATTTACAGTCTATTTCTAATGCTTTTGGAACAGATCCTTATTATCAATGGATGGCGCAGCAAAGGAGAGCTTAAAAACACATGGAAAACTTAGAAAAAGAAGTTAAAAACCAAGAGATATTAGATTATCTTGGTCAGATGAATGGACCTGTTCCGGGTCAAAGTTTAACGAACAACCCTGATGAACCTTATCCTTGGGAAAAACCTTCTACATATACAACAATGAACGAAGCAATGCACGGTTTATTTGATATGCTGACAGAAGAAGAAATGTATATTGATGTAGTCAGTGCAATCGGACAAGGTATGCCTATCGTAAATTTAACAGAAGTTATATTAACCGATGGTTTTCAAAAAGGAGCATGGAATCCTGATTTAATGGTACAACTAATAGAGCCTACTATGTATATGCTTATGTCAATGGCTGAAAAAGCAGGTGTTAAGTATAAAATAGATGCTGAAGATGATCCAGATATGGAAGAAGCAACACCTGAAGAAGAACTAGAAGCCTTTAAAGGTTTATCAAGAATTGCTGAACAAAGAGTACAAGGCAATATTGAAAGACCAGCACAAGAAATGTTACCTAAAGAAATTACGCAAAAAATAAACACTATAGCAGTTCCGCAAAGCTTATTAGACAAACCAAGCGATTCTATAGAAACAACAGAAACAAACAACAGTTTACTAGCAGCGCCTAGTCAGCAACCACAAGAAGGAGTAATGTAAGATGGCATTAGGAGATTTTGATTCAGGACAATCATCTTTTGAATACGGACAGTCTCTTCTCGCAGATAAAGAAATGCGAGATAAAAAGACTAGAAAAAGACAAAAGAAGATAAAAAATGTTAGTTATCTACTAGGTGCAGTGGGTGTTGCTGATATGTTCCTTGCAAATAAAGCAAATAAAAAAGTTGAGTTGTGGAAAGAAAGTAAATCAGGAGATAAAGCTCATGAATTAAATAATCTTTCTAAAGCAAATCTTTTTTATAATAATCAATTACAAGATCTATTAGCTAAAAATCCTTCTATTAATTTTGAAGACTCTAATGTTTGGAAGAAAGGAGGCAACTTATGGTCAGCACTAGAAAAAATAAGTGCTGCTGAAGCTAAAGCACTTGCAAATCCGGGCAGAGCTATTGGAGAGCAAGGAGAATATAAAGAATTTAATGAAGAGCAATACAAAAAATATCTTGCTGAAACTGAAAGATTAACAAGTAATGCAATGAAAAATTTAAAAGCTCAGTACACTAAACATAAAGGATATTTAGGAACAACTGAAAAACAAATAGAAGCTCGTTATAAAGAAATTATTGATCACGGAGTAAGAGATTTATTAAGTGCTAAAAATACAAGCAGTATTCGTAAAATTTTAGGTAAGCTTGGAATAGCTGACGAAATGGATGCTAATTTAGAACTTTATAAAAATGCTCCTGAAAGTGTTGGTAAAATTTATATTAATAAAAAAATACAACAAGATTTTGCTGATAGGATGTTGGATAACGGAAGAAGATATAAACAAGAGTTAGCAGTTTTAGGTCTTGATCCAAAAAAATACGCTTATGGAGAGTTTCCAAAAGGTGGAATAGACTATGAAAAAATACCTTTTGAGCCAGCCAAAACATCACGTAAAAGAAAAAGCTTAGTAGAAATAGAACCTGAAATAGATACTTTAGCTCAAGATACTTTTGGTCAAACAGATGTAGATGGAAACTATATAGGCGCTTCTGGTGATAATGTTTATTTTGGTAATTACAAAGCAAAAGGAGCCAGAGGTACTAACCCAGCACTTGATAGATTTAATAGTATAGAAATTGATGGCGAAACACCTTTTATGAATTTTCCAGATTTACGGAAAGGAGTTGCTTCTACACTAGAAAAAGAACAAGAGCTACAAGATTTATATACGCTTGGTGATTTTTGGGATGAGCTATACACACAACATGTTGATAAAGCAGACGGCTATAATTCTCAACTAGATTTTTGGAACAGAGGTAAAGAATATGCAAACGATATTTATTTAAAAGATAATGAAATTTTAGCAACTGCAAATCCTGATACTTATACAAAACCAGAACCGACACAAGAACAACTTGCAAGAGGTTTTTTAAGAGCAATGGAAGATGTTAGGTATGATACTGAAACAGGAATATATTCTATGATTCCTAGAAGTGCTAGTGAAAGTAGTGTAAAGAGCATGTCTCTAGAAACAAAAAATGAAGATCTTGATTCTGGAGAAGTAATAGCATCTAAGTCAGGAAAAAAAATTAAGTTTAGTGACGTAACTAAAATGTTAAACTCTACAGAATTTACTGATAGTAAAAAAATAGAACTGGTGGCAAATTTAAGAGAAGATTTTTTTGATAATCCTGAAGCTTTAGAAATGTTAGATGATATTGTAAATCAATATACAGAAGAATATATAAAGGAGTTTCCTTTAGGTACTTTTGGTTATGAATATGCTATGTTATTAAACAAAGCAAGTGTGGCAAAACACAAAAAAGAAATAAAAAAAGAAAAAACTGAAATAAAAAAAGAACAAGAAGACGATACAGAACTATATCAAACAAATCAAGCTTCTTTACTTGAAAAATATCCTCACTTAAAAGATATTTAATAATATGTCTACTGCTAATGAATTTACAAGTTTATTTCTTTCTTCTATGGAAGAAGCTGGTCTTTTAATACCAGAAACAGAAGAAGAAGAAACAGAAGAAGAAAGATTAGCAAGGTTAGCAAGAGAAGCAGAAGAAGCACAAGAAGCTGAAAGATTAGCTAAAGAAGAACAAGAAGAAGAAATTTTAGCTGAACAGGAAAAAGCTCAAGAAGCAGAAGTTCCTTATGTAAGTACTTTTATTTCTTCTATGAAAGAAAAAAATCTTTTAACAGAAGATAAAGAAACTCCCGAACAAAGATTCTTACAAAGCACTGTAAGTCAATCTGAAAAAGAAAAAACTATTCCAGAAACTCCAGAAGGAGCAGCCTACAGCCTAAAAAGAAAAATGGCTTATGGCGCTGCTCAAGAGACTACTATACTTAGAAATCTTTATAGCCTTGGAAAAGCTGGTTGGGTTGCAGTTAATGAGGGTAAAAGCTACAAAAGAGTTGCAAGAGAAATAGAAAAAGAAAGACAAAGAGCAATATCTAAAAGGTTTCCAGAGCTTATAAAGTTACAAGAAGACGGAGCAGTTTTTGCAGGAAGAATGTCTGTTGCCATTGCTGATCCTGTAACTTGGTTGGTTCCTTGGACAAAAATAGCTAAGTTTGGTAAATTAGCAGTAGCAGGTACTGGTGCAGCAGTTGGTATGGGAGATATTGCATTAAGAGAACATACTTTATATGGTTCAGTAAATCCCATGAGTGTTATGCTTGCAGGAGGTTTAGGAGCAGGAGGATCTGTATTAGGAAGTTTTATTAGCCCTATAGGTAAAAGAACAGAAGATCTAGTTGAAGCAGTCGGAACAACAAGTAAAAAAGGAGCGAAAAAAACAACAAGAGAAGGACAATTAAACTTGTTTGAGGTTGATGAATTAACTGAAGAAAGTGTAATACAAAACTCTAAATATATTACAGGTCTTTTAGATGCTGATGATAACTTAGGAGACCTGTGGAGTCAGCTTAATGTTCTTAGAACAACAGGCTTACATTTAAGTGATGATTTACAAAAATTAGAATCTGAGCTTGTAAAAATGGTTAAAAAAGGAAGACCGACAGAACTGAGAGAAACAGCAAAAATACAAACACAAAAGTTAATAAAAGATAATAATAAAACAATAGAAAAAACAGAAATAGAATTAGATAAACTTTTATTAGAGAAAGTTCCTGAATTGACTGCTGAAAATTCGGTTAATAATTTTAAAATAGCTTTAGAAAAAGGAGTAATGTCAACTGCAATGGCACAAGCCTTGATGCAAGAAAGTATTAGACCTTTAATTGGAACAATAGGTGGTTTTGCAGTTGGTGTAACTACTGCTGATGAAAACGATACTATGGATTATGTGTATCGATGGATGATGGCAGGAGCATTTTTAGGCTTTACTCAAAAAAGAATACAAAATTCTAGTTGGATAAAAACCAAACAAGATAAAGCTTATGTAGACGCTTTTATTAAGGAAGGACAAGATACTTATAAAAGAGGATTCGGAGTAACCTTAAAAAGATTAACCGCAGGAACACATGCAGCTAAACTACAAGCCGGAGTAGAAGCTGTTAGAAGGTTCGGTTCTCAAATGTTTAAATTACAAGGAGCAGAAGTAGCTACAGGATCAGCACAAAAACTAGCGGTTGAAGAATCAAAACAAATATCGTTAAATTATTGGACTTCTGTTGCTTTACCAGAAATAATGGAAGACGTTAATGAAACAACACTTCTAGCTGCTGGTCGAATTGTTAATCAAAAAGGAATGCAAAAAGGATCAAAGCATTCTTTTTTACAACAAGGAGACTTAGAAAATTTTGAAGCTCAATCTTTAGCTAATAAAATTATTCATTTACAAGATGAGTTTAAAAAATATGTTAAAGGTTCTGGTATAGATTTTAAAGAAGAAGATGCTTATGGTTTAACTCAACTTATAAAAGAACCTGAATTAATATATAAAAACAAAGGAAATTTAGAAAACGCTTTTAAAATACAATTTTTAAATGATTACAAATTAGGAAGATTAAAAAGAGCAAGCGATTCTTCTGGTAATGTATTTTATGTTCATAAGTCTGATTTTACAGATGTAGAATGGTCTTCTTTTAACGATATAATAGAAGATGTAACTAAACTAAAAAGAAAATACACATTAAAACAAGTAGACGATGCTTTAAAAAATGGTAAATGGTTTAATAACTGGGCAGGAGATCAAGCAGATAATTATATATCTGGAGTAACTAACTCTCGTTCTACTTCTTTATGGGCATTTGCAGACGATGCAACTGTCTCTTCTTATTCTACAAAAGCTAAACTTTTTAAATCAAGAGGAAACGAAGAAGAAGATTTAATTATAACTGCTGCTAGACATTTTGATAATGAAAGAGTATTATATGATCAAGAAGCAAGAGCTTATATGGCTAGTAAAGATTTTTTTGATGATGATCCAATAAGTACTATGCTTAATCTTTTTGAACAAACAGTTCCTGTAGTAGAATTTGCTAGAGTTTTCGGAGCAAGAGGAGAAGGAATTAGAAAGATTTTTAAAGATATAAAAAATCAAATTATTACTGATCCTAGTAATGTAAGTTTACAAAATATAGCAAAAACACAAATAAAAGATGTAAAAGATTCTGTTGATGCTTATTTTGGTTTGTATGGCGCACAGTATAATCAATTTAATAATAGCGAGTGGGGTAAAGCAAGTATTGCTGTTTTACAAGCTCTTTTATCTACAACAAAACTAACTAAAGTTGCTATACCAAGTTTAGGTGATTTGGTACAAGTATGGCAAAACACTGGTAGTTTTGGAACAGCTATGTCTTTAATAAGAAGAAAAAATGGATCGTGGAGACCTTCTAATAACTTAGGTTATGGCGCACAAAGACCTAAAGATTTAATAGGTGCTGAGAGAGTTTGGAAGAATAGAAGATACAATGGTCTACTAGAAAGAGAAATGAAATCTTGGACTATAGAAGCAAGTACAGGACCGGGAATTGCTCAATCAGTTACTAGAGGCGCTGCTGAGTTTCAACGTAGATTTTTTGAAACAGTTGGGCTAGGCAGGGTTACTAGATTTGCAAGAGAATTTGCTTATGATGCAGGAGCAATTAGAGCGTGGAAGATAAGTCAAAAAATAGGAAAAACAGGTAAAATTTCTAATAGCTTACAGAAAGAAATAGATGGTTTAGGTTTAACAGTAGACAACATAAGATACCTTTCCAAGTTTAAAAACATGGATGCAATTGAAGGAGACAAAATAGGAGAAAGATTTATTCATAGAGCAGGAATGAAATCAGCAGATCGTGATGCTTTGATACCTACAGTTGGTAATAGATTATTGTTTTCACAATCTCAAAATCCAATGGTGAGATTTTTTGGAAGTTTTCTTTCTTGGGCGCAAGCAAAAACAACACAAACAAACGCATTGGTTTCTAGAGTAGAAAGCGGAGATGGTAAATTAGCAGTAAGAATGATAGGAGCATTAGCAGTTTACGACCAAGTTAGACGACTGCAACTATGGTTAAACCCTAGTGAAAAATATGTACAGAGTGTAAGCATGTCTGATAGTTTAGATATTCCAGATTCATTTAAAATAATTGGAGATAGAATTATTTTTTCTGCTTCTGTAATTCCTTGGTATGGCGATAAGGCTGTAAATGCTATGAGAAGACCAGATAAAAATGAGAATTTTTTTACGAGTTTAATGCCTGTTCTTGAGATGATGAATGATTTAGGTGGGGGAGCATATACTACTGCTTTTGCTAGAGATCAAAAAGATAAAATAAGTGCTTTTTGGGGAACAAAAGGAGTCATGCAAACTGCAATACCTTTTTATAAAGACTTTGAAAAATGGTTACAAATAGAAAAAAGAAGGAAAGGTGAATATACTTACAGTGATCTTATTAATCCACAAGGGAAAGAATATATAGACACTGAAGAAAGATACAAAAATTTCAAAGGCGGTGAAGTCTCAGAAGAAAACCCTGTGCCTAACGCTGCTCCAGAACCTTCTGAAAGAATCAACCCTTATACTGGAGAGCCTTACGAATCTGAGATGGAACGTCTTGGTTTTAAAGACGGTGGATCAGGAGGTAAAAGAATTGTAGGTATAACTGAAGACGGTAAGTATTATTTAACTAACTACGGTAAAGGAAGTATTTTAGTAAAAAATGCTCCTAAAAAATTAGTTGACAAATGGAAAAGACTTCAAAAGAAAGACGGTTTACTAGTATCTATAGGTGTTGCGCCTGTATCCGATAAAGAAATTAATAAATTAAAGAAGTCTTTAAAGAAACGACAAGCTAAACGAAATGGTGGTAAAGCTACTCGTAACTACGCAAAAGAATACGCTAATTACCATTCATCTGAAAAACAAAAGAAAGACAGGGCGCACAGAAACAACGCTAACAGAAAACTAAAAAGAGAAGGAAGAATTGCAAAAGGTGATGGCAAAGATGTCGATCATAAAGATGGTAATCCTAGAAACAACTCGCCAAGTAACTTAACTGTTAAAAGTAAAAATACTAATCGTTCTTTTAGCAGACGTTTAAAAGCAAGAAACGGAAGCCTTATAAAAAAAGCTATAAAAGATTATTTTAAAGTAGAAGAACTAAAAAAAGAAATAAGAGAACGAGAAGGATTTAGAGAAGGAGCTTACAAACCTGATCCTACAGAAGAACATTATACTATTGGTTATGGTTTTTATGATCCTAATATAAAAGAAAACGACAGAATGACAAGAGAACAAGCTGAAGAAAGATTAGACAAAGAAGTAAACAAAAGAATAGAAAAAATTTATAAAGATATTCCCGGTATTATAAACTTTAGTCCAAGCGCACAGAAAGCTCTTTTTTCAGAAACTTACAGAGGATCATTGACAGCCGAAGGTAGTCCTAAAACTATTGCTCTGATAAACGAAGGAAGATACATGGATGCAGGCAAAGAGTTTTTAAATAACGATGAATACAGAAACGCAGAAGCAAAAGGCATTCCCGGAATCAGACCACGTATGGAAGCAGTTAGAGATGAGCTATTTAAAATGGATGCTGGTTTTCAAAAACAACAAGCTGATTTTTATCAAAGCGTAGTTCCTTACGGACAACAATAAACATATTAAATAATACTTGACAAAACTTAAAAAGAATACTATACTATGTTACTATACACCGAAGAACAATTAGAAAATGCTTACGATATTTATCGTACTCATCAAGCCAGACAAGATTTAAGCTTTATGAGTTTAGAACATTTTAGATTATTCTATGAACAGTTGGCTGAAGAAGTCTTAACAGGTGGTGACATAGAGGAGAGTTATGGTGGGCTTCCCATTTGAAATAATAACAATGCTAGGCTCTACACTGCTTAGTAGTCTTCTAAGTATATGGTCGCAGAGCAGAAAAGCAAAAGCTGATGAACAACAGCTTCTAATAACTAGAGGTGAGTTTCAACTGCAAGCCATAGAAGCTGCAAGAAACGTACAAGACAAAGGCTTTACATTTACTAGAAGATTAATTGCATTGACTTCTATATTTTCAATTATTGTGTTGCCTAAGTTGGTTGCTGTGTATGCGCCAGAAGTCTCAGTGACTGTGGGTTATACTAATTGGATGCCCGGATTCTGGTTCTTTAAAGAAGGTAGAGAGATTTTTGAATGGATTACTTTTCAAGGTTTGGTCATAACGCAGTTAGATACCAATTTAGTATCGGCTATAATTGGCATGTACTTTGGTGGTAGCCTAGTTAAGAAGTAGAGGAAGAAGAAATGAATATGCAAAATCAAATGAGTGGTTTCTCAGGAGACATGGATAGGAACGAGGTCGAGATTGATCTTAATAAATTCATGGCTCTTCTTCAAGAGAAGTCAGATTTAAAAGACAGAATAAGGGAACTTGAAGACGAGAAGAATGATAACCCTTATCAAAAATTTATATTCGTAGCAGAAGCAATAGACAGTTGGAGAATAATTCCAAGAGCCTTCTTAGGTGTCTATATGTATCTGCTATATTACACAACATTCTGGTTCATGGACTTGCCTGAACCCAGCTTTGAACAGTCAGGATTGATTTCGATTGTTGTGGGTGCTGGCGCAGCTTGGTTTGGATTATATACAAACAGCCATAAGCCAGACGGAAACAAAGGTAAAGACTAATGAGTTTAATATTATTTTTAATCATTATCGTCATGGGTATTATGTGGCATTGTGAGCCAAACATGATGCGAGACATGGTTGCTAAATCTAAAATTGTTTTAGAAAAAGCAAAAGGTCTTGCAGTCAAATGTAAAAAATACGCAATCGATTTAAAAGATTTATTTAAGTACAAAGGGTAACCTTTATCTTAAATAATAGGAGTCTCTTAGAACGCTCATATGGAGGTCTGAGAGGCATATTTAAACAGCAATCTTGCTTATAATAAGGAGAGAAAAAATGGTCAATAAATATGGCTTAGTGGATTTTAGAGATCCAATATTTTCATCGTTGTTTGTGGGCTTTGATGGTCTTTTTGAAAACATGACACAGATGTCACAAGGTTCAAAAAGCCTACCAAGTTATCCACCTTATAACGTGATACAAGACGGAGATGATTACGTAATTGAAATCGCTCTGGCAGGCATCAATAAAAAAGATATTGATATTACCCTGCAAGAAAATACTTTAACAGTTTCTTATCAATCTTCAGAAGAAGAGTCCGATAAAAAATTGTACAAAGGAATTGCACAAAGATCTTTTAAAAGACAATTCAATTTGTCTGAGGACATAGAGGTTGAAGGTGCAAACTTTGTAAATGGTATGTTAAACATTTTTTTACAAAGGATTATTCCTGAAGAAAAGAAACCCAAAAAAATAAAAATTAAATAGTGATAAAGTGGAATATGATTTTGAAAGAAAATGGACAAGGGTGAATAAGGAATACCTTACAACCTTGGTTGATGACCACGAAAGATACCGCTTTATGTTTAGAGTTCTTTTTGGCTATTTGATTTTTGATATTATATTACACTTAGGTTTACTAAATTAATTTTATACTGAAGAAGAGGAGGGCAGTATGATAAACAAGACTAAAACTTTATTTGGAGCTTTGATTTTATCTGCTCTTTTCTTTGGAGGTCCTGCGCAAGCAGATCAAACAGGTGATTGTACAGCAGGTGAGCAGTATTGTGAACAGAACTCGTTGAATACAACCAACACTACAACGACCACCAATACCAACACTAACACCAATACTAACACTAATACTAACACCAATACTAACAACAATACAAATACAAATACAACAACGACTACTGGAACGCAAACCAATACCAATAATAATACGAACACTAACACCAGTACTAACACTAATACTAACAATAACACTAATAATAACACCAGCACAAGCACGGCAACCAATACCAACAGCAACACAAATGTTAATACGAATACGACAACAGGTACGCAGACAAATACAAATACTAACACAAATGTTAGTACAAACACTAGTACTAATACCAATAATAATACAACTAATTCAACTGTATCTAGTACGGTAAATTCTACTAACAGTAATACGAATAATAACAATAACACCAGTACATCTACGAATACTAATAACAATAACAACAACAGTACAAGTAATAATACTAACAATAATAATAACACTTCGACAAGCACAAATACCAACACAAACAATAATAACAACAATTCGACATCGACTTCTAGCAACACAAATGTAAATAAGAACGAGTCAAATTCAACATCGAATGTTCAAACCAACAATAAGAACGTAAACGAAAACAACAGTACTTCAGACAACACCAACAGAAACATAAATGAAAGCAAGTCTGAACAAGTTATCACGCAAAATATCAATCAAAAAGCACCGCCTGCTTCTGCGATTGCTCCTTCTATTATGAGTTACAGCCAAGACCTTTGTACGGTTGGAAGGTCAGGCGCATATCAAGGACAAGTGTTTGGTTTCTCTTCAGGTCGTACAGTCCGTGACGAGAACTGCGAACGCTTAAAACTTTCCAAGTATCTATACGATACAGGCATGAAAGTTGCAGCAGTTTCTATACTGTGTCAGGACCCTAGAGTATTTAAAGCTATGAGAATGGCAGGCACTCCTTGTCCTTATGAAGGCAAGATAGGTGACGAAGCAAAAGTTGCATGGCAAGACAACATTAAAGATAGACCTGATTACATCGAAGCAAAGTCTCAATACTTAAAGAAGTGTAAAGGCACTAGAGATAAAAACAATTTAAAGAAGTCAAGGCTAACCTGTGCTAGGGAATTTGACAAAGGCGCTTAGTGTAGCCTGTCTTTTATTTTTTTGCAACAACGTAAACGCAGAATTTAAAGACTGGAACAAGACAGATAAGATTCTATTTGGAACTTATGTTGGACTAAATGTTATTGATGTTGGGCAGACCTTTGACATTATAGAGTGTCAAAAACAAAATCCTTCTTGTAATTTTATGGAAGAGAATCGACTATTAGGCTCATATCCTTCAAAGGGTAAGGTACTCGTTTATAAAACTGCTTTGACAGGTCTTAGTTATTTGGCACTAGACAATTCTCCACCTATAGGAAGAAGAGGAGCCTTGTTAGTTATCAATGCAGTTATGTTGGCAGGTGTTATGAACAACCACAACGTAGGCTTACGTTTTAATATCAGGTTTTAAGGTGTTTAAAAAATTAACAAGCCTTTTAATATTACTTGGTACAAGTCTAACAGCTAACGCAACATACATTTACGAAGCAAACCAAAGTCTTTTTGATTTAACAAACCAAACAGGTACAACCAACATGGCAGTAGGTGACGATTCAGTCTCTGCTGCTTTTAATTTAGATTTTACTTTTACTTTTTATGGCGAAGATTTTACCTCCGCACGAATGGCTACTAATGGTTGCCTACATTTTAAGACGACAGGATCTTATTGTAATGATTACACACCTGATCCGTTACCTGAGATTACATACACCTTATATCCTTTCTGGACTGACCTAATAAGCGACAACGGCTCAAAAGTTCTAGCCAAGAACTTCACCGATAAGACTGTCTTTGGTTGGTACAACCTACGAGAATACAACAGAAGCAACACCGATAATTCTTTTGAAGTTATCCTTTGGAACTCTAACGACACCTTTGAATTTCGTTATGGTGGATTAAATATTATTAATCACGATGTATTAATTGGTGAACAGGGTACATCCAGTGAACTCTATACCTATTATTATCATGATCAATGTGGTAAAGGCACAACCAACAGTTCTTCTTGTGTTAGTCAAACTTGGAATGCTTCTACCATGAATACTACACTAGAGAATGGTGGAAGTTTATATGGTCTAGGCTCTGGTAATGCTTTAGACTGTAGCAATCCGCTTAACAACAGCGCTTGTGTAGGCTACGATGCAGCTTATTTAGTCCAGCAGTGTGGTTTAGATTCATTACATAGCACTTCTTGTCCTCTGTATTGGGAAGCCTACGATGATTTACAATGTGATTTAGACCCTCAATATGCTCCGTTTTGTGCAGGATACACACAAGAACAATCTGTTGCATACTATGTTGAAGATGAGTTTGATTATGGCTACGAAGAAGAATATGATTATGGATACGAAGAAGAATATGATTACTCATATGAAGAAGAGTTTTATTACGAAGACAATACATATTATGAAGAAGAAGAGATATACTTTAGTGAACAAATAGACCAAGAAGTCTACGAAGAATACATAACATTCTTTGAAGAAGAGTACGAAGAACTTCCTCCAATAATAGAAATCATAGAAGAGTTTGAAATCTTTGAAGATGAATATTACTTTGAAGACGATGAAGTATTTATGGCTACAGAAGAAGAATACTATGAGCCGATAGATATAATGGAACAAGAAGAAATATTTATAATACAAGAAGAGTATGTTGAGTTTGTTGCTGACATATTTGAGCAAGAACAAGTTGACCCTATATTTTTAGAAGAAGTTTTATTTGAAGAGTTTGAAAGACGAGAGATAATTCTAGAAGAAGAATACACAGAGGAAGAACCTGTAGAGTATTTAGAGTTTGAAACCATAGAAGAACTTGAAGAGTGGCTT